AGAAAAAATGGCATCAAATCTAAATTCAGAATTCAACTACCGTTATCAAGTTATCGGTTCAACACCCTGGGAAAAAATCAAAACACTTCAAGGCTTCTTGGTGGGACGCAAACGTGCGGCAGTACTAGAAGAAGTAGCTGAACTAAAATATCAAGCTAAACTTGAAGAACTTAAACATCTAAAAACAGTTCCAGCACTACCACATATTATGCTTAATCTACAAGCAGAAATCATTGAGTTGGAATCACACTTAGATGACCAAAAACACGCTTTTGAACTTAATCGTAAAGAGATTAAGATATTAGAAAAACTAATGAACGAACTCTATATGGAAGTAGAACCGTCAAGATTAAAACACGAAGATGGTACACCATATAGTGATGATGAAATGTTTGAAGCTAATGCTAATTACGAATTTACAGTAACAATTGGTCGTGAAATACAATCCGAAATCATTGCTATGGGAAGACCCAGTCCAGCTAAACTATTGAATGCTATGAGTAATCCGCAAACATTACAATCATTAATGCAAATTGGTCTTGTTCCACAAAACACAGTATTACTAGAACAGAAAGATATTATGTTAGAAATAACTAATCAACAAACTACAAATTTACCGGAAATAAAACAAGAAATACTTCCTCCAAAGAAATCTGTTAAGAAAAAAGCAAAGTAACTACATTTCCTCTTTTGATAAATACAATAAAGGGAATAAAGAATGTCGGTAACATTTAGTGGTGGCGGTGTAACAATATCAGGCGGAGGCTGGACGCTTAGTCCTCCACCAGGTGGTAATAAGGCTATATTTGGATATGGAGATGCAAGCGCCGGGGGCATAGTGTCAATGACCAACCTAGTATCAAATACAGGTGTTGTTGCTAGTGATACAACCGGTGTTGGCACCACTAGACGAGGCCTTGCTGCCGCAGGTTATGGCACAGATAAAGCTATATTTGGATATGGGTATACTGGTGCATCTAATACAGCAATAACCAACCTAGTATCAAATACAGGTGTTGTTGCTAGTGATACAACTGGAGTTGGTACCGCAAGAGAGAACCCTGCAGCCGCAGGTTATGGTACAGATAAAGCTATATTTGGATATGGGTATACTACTACTAATGTATCAATTACTAATCTAGTATCAAATACTGGTGTTGTTGCAAATAATACCACAGGTGTGGGTACTGCTAGAGAAAGTCTAGCGGCCGCAGGTTATGGTACTGACAAAGCTATATTTGGATACGGATATAGTACCGGTACCACATCAATAACTAATCTAGTATCAAATACAGGTGTAGTTGCCACTGATACGACAGGTGTTGGTACTGCTAGATATGGATTAGCGGCTGCTGGATATGGTACTGATAAAGCTATATTTGGATATGGTACCGGGCCAACTACAGCAGTAACCAACCTAGTATCAAACACTGGTGTAGTTGCTACGGATACAACAGGCGTTGGTACTGCTAGATATGGACTATCAGCCTCTGGTTATGGAATTGGTACAGCTATATTTGGTTATGGATCTACTGGTACAATAACATCAGTGACCAACCTAGTATCAAACACAGGTGTGGTGGCAACTGATACAACAGGTGTTGGTACTGTTAGAAGTAATTTAGCAGCCGCAGCCTACGGTTAAACAACAATTTACCATAATCATTGCTAATTAAATCATTATATGCTATAATGTATAAATGATTAAGCTAACAGTTCCATTACCCAAAAGTATCACAATCGCTTGTAGCGGTGGCGTAGATAGTATGGCAGTTGTTGACTTTTTAAGTCGTAAACACGATATTACTATTGCCCATTTTAATCATAGAACACAAAACGGTGAAAAAGCCAGTGAGTTTGTTTCTAGGTATTGTGGTGATAATAATATTCCTATGTTGTACGGATCACCTCGCAGTCAAAAAGGTAGCAAAGAAAGTCAAGAAGAATACTGGCGTAGAGAACGCTATGAATTTTTAAGTGAGCTTGGCCCAGTTATTACTTGTCATCACTTAGATGATTGTGTAGAAACATATATTTGGTCAGCATTACACGGCACACCCAAAGTTATCCCATTAACACGCAATAATGTAATCAGACCATTCTTAACTACACGCAAACAAGAGTTTATCTATTGGTGCGAAAGCCATAATGTACCTTGGATTGAAGATGAATCAAACAAAAACTCACGCTATACCCGTAATTACATTCGTAATGACTTGATGCCACACGCATTACGAGTAAACCCAGGATTGCATACTTTGGTCAAGAAGATTGTAGAAGGTAAGCAAAATACTTGACTTCTCTACACAAAAGAAGTATACTAACTAATTATTTAAGGAGAAACTATGTCGGATTATAACAGAACGTTTAATGGTGAAGCAAAGATTAAACTAACACAACTAGTCAATGAGGGTATGCACGTCCTACATGAAATTGATACATTGAATGGTGGATTGAGCGATACGATTAAAGCTGTAGCAGAAGAACTTGAAATCAAAGCCTCTACACTAAAGAAAGCAATTAAAATTGCCCACAAAGCAAGTCTCGGTCAGACTAACAAAGACCACGATGAACTCAACACTATCTTGGAAACTGTAGGCAAAACACTTTGAGTTACGTTGATGCTATTCACAGTAGGGATGAGGATCGTATCTACGTGGTAGAACGTTCGCCTGAGGGCAAACGTCTATATAAAGAATACCCTACTAACTATGTATTGTATTATCCCGATCCTAAGGGTAAACATCGTAGCATCTATGGTGATCCAGTTAGTCGTTTCAGTACTCGCAAACGACAAGAGTTTGAAAAAGAAAGACGTATACATTCAAATAAAAAACTATTTGAAAGTGATGTACCGGTAATCTTTCGTTGCCTAAGTGAAAACTATCTTGGTATAGATGCGCCCAAACTTCATACTTGCTTCTTTGACATTGAGGTAGACTTTGATCCTGTTAAGGGATTTAGTCCTACCAGTGATCCATTCAATCCTGTTACAGCTATTAGTTGTTACTTAGATTGGCTAGACCAATGTATTACATTAGTGATTGCTCCGAAACATATGAGCAGTGAAACAGCCCAAGAAATCACTAATGAGTTTGAGAATACAATGCTATTCAAAAATGAGAAGGAAATGTTTGATGTTTTCTTTCAACTCATTGAAGATGCTGATGTATTGACTGGATGGAACTCAGAGGGCTATGATATTCCCTATATGGTCAATCGTGTTACTAGAGTGATGAGTAAAGATGACACACGCAAGTTCTGCTTGATGGGTCAACTACCTAAAGCTAGAGAATACGAACGATTCGGTAAGAGCGAAACAACATATGACTTAGTAGGTCGTATTCACTTAGACTATCTACAACTATACAAAAAGTATAACTATGAATCACGCCATAGCTATAAACTAGACAGTATCGGTGAGATGGAAGTAGGTGAAAACAAAACACAATATGAAGGTACTCTTGATCAACTGTATAACAAAGACTTCAAAAAGTTCATTGAATACAATAGGCAAGATACTATGTTGTTAGTGAAGATTCACAACAAACTTAAGTTTTTAGAATTAGCTAATCAACTTGCACATGAAAACACAGTACTGCTTCCAACAGTTATGGGTTCGGTTGCAATGATTGAGATGGCTATTTTTAATGAGGCTCACGAACGTGGGTTGGTAGTTCCAGATAAAAAACGAAAGGTTGAAAATGAAGAAGACGCACAGCAGGCAGCAGGTGCCTTTGTTGCTACGCCGAAAAGAGGAATGCACGAATATGTCGGTGCAGTCGATATCAACTCGCTCTACCCCTCGGTTATTCGTGCCCTCAACATGGCAGGAGAAACTATCGTTGCTCAGGTCAGACAAACACTAACTGAACAGTATATGAAAGACAAGGGTCATAACCTGGCTCAAGGAAAGAAATACTATAAAGATGGTGATGACGATGTTACTGGTGCTATTTTGTGGGAGAACCTATTTGGTGCACTAGAATATACTGCTATTATGAATCAAGAACGTGGCACTATGCTTACAGTAGATTACGAAGATGGTCGTAGTGTAGAAATGTCAGCCGCAGAAGTTTGGAAAATGGTCTTTGATAGTCATAAGCCTTGGATGTTATCAGCTAATGGTACAATCTTTACTTATGAAAAAGAAGGTGTAGTGCCTGGTCTACTCACCCGTTGGTATACAGAACGTAAAGCAATTCAGAAACAAGCCAAAGAAGCATATGGTACTGATATGTTTGACTACTATGATAAGCGTCAGCTTGTTCGTAAAATTTTGCTTAACTCAGCATATGGTGCATTGTTGAACGAACATTGTCGTTTTTATGATAAGCGTGTTGGTCAATCTGTTACATTATCCGGTCGTCAAATCGTTAAACATATGATGAGTACAATTAATGAATCAGTTGAAGGTGTCTATTCGCACGAAGGCAATGCTATTGTA